GCTTATGCGAAATATCTTGATGCTAATAACATTCGTTGGATTAGAAATAAAGACTCATTTACTTATGTCTATGACGGTAAAGAAAGAAAATACACACCTGACTTTTATCTAATCGATTCAGATGAATATATAGAAATAAAAGGATACAAGACTAAAAAAGATGAAGCAAAATGGTCTCAATTTCCTAAACATAGAAAATTAATAATTCTAATGCGAAAAGAATTTAAAGATTTGAAATTAATTTAATACATTCCGCAGAATTCGAGCATGGTGCACGGACTTGACTGTTAATCAATGATTAGCTGGGATCGTTACCCAGATGCGGAGCCATTTCAACTGAATTAGATTAAATTTAATCTTCGATAGCTCAGTTGGTAGCAGCAGCGGACTCATAATCCGTCGGTCCGTGGTTCGAGCCCACGTTGGGGAGCCAACTACATGAAAAATTCAAATGCCCGAAAAGTCTGCTCTGTCACTGGCCAATATGCTCATAACACTGCGCCGTAGCCGGCTTCGCTGCCGGCTCTTGTCCTTTAAATGACTTAGAAGAAAATCAATGACAAAAGTAAAATTTTATGAGCAGGTCATGCGTAGTCTTGGCAAAGTTGTAACCTGGAGAATTTTAGTTACTATTACTAATTTTTTTGGTGGATGGATTGCGTCGGGCAATCCCAGGGTAGGACTAGGTGTAGTTAGTTTTGCGCTGGTAACCATATAAGGAACGATATGTCAAAACTATCAGACACACTCAAAGCTGCACTAAATAAAAAAAGTGGTATCCATCATCCAGATGGTAGTGATGCTGGAACTGCTGTAGAAAAGAAAACTAAGAAATCAGGCACTCCGGTGATTGGTAAAAAACCACCAACTCGTAGTGCCGGACGTGGCAGATAAACTATACTATGTTACAAACTTTATCCCCGACTACTGAATTAAACTTAACGTTTGATCGATCTAACTTACAAATTCTTAAACCCTATTTTGATATTAACTTTGCTACTGCGCCTTTAAATGAAAAAATAATTTTTTTTAACAATTTAAAAACGGTTTGTCAAACTAGTCTAGGTTTGGCGCATTGTATGCAACATCATCTGGCTGCTAGAACTGCTGTGCAGTTAAGTGCTGCAACACACACGTTGGTTAATACGACCAACTTTTCTGATGTAATTGGGTGTTACAGTATAGTAAAGCGTAGTGATAAATTAATATTAGACCAACACTTGCTCAATGGCACTAAGAGATGGTTTAGTAATATTCATATAGCCGACTTTGGTGTTTTACAAATTTCCGATGGCGAGAAAATTAAATTAGTTTATCTTGATCTTAAACAAGTTTTGCATGAAATCAAACACGACTCATTTACTCCAATAGGCATGGAGATAGCACGAGCCGGCGATCTTGTGGTGGATCGCCATCAGGTTCCTGACATTGACATACTAGGTTATGCTGGCACCCAGCAGTTTTTCCAACAAAGCAATTTTACCAGTTATTGTTTTTTAACTAATCATTATGCTTTAACCAAATCACTCTTTTTAGACATCAAGCAATACGCAGAAAAAAATCAATGTGGCGCAGAATTTGATTTAAAAAAATTAGAAATAGATGTTTGCAGTTTAGAAATGCAGTGGCAAGACAATCTTAAATCTTTAGCGCAAACTGAACTTACTAACGAATTTTGGAATCGCCGAAACACGCAATATGCATTCAGTAAAAAAACTTTAATATCTGTAATACAATTTGTTTTGGAGATTGGAGTCACGTATTTTGTAGATGCCAATAGTCCGTATAGCCAACGATTTAGAGATGCTATTACTTACTGTAGTCATATGCATCCACTGTATCGGTTTGGGCAGCATTTTCACTTGCTTGATCTTACCGCCGATAAATAATTTCTGCAACGCCGGGTAGTTCCGACGGTCGGTATCAAAGCGACGCCTAGGGTTTATGCCCTTTTACTGACTAATATGCTCATAACGCCGCACCGTATGTAAATCATCTACTAGCTCCTGTCTACCAATTAACCCAGGAAACAACTATGAAATATCTCTTGTCATTTTTTTTACTAGTAGCATCTGCTGTCAGTTCAGCTGTCGAAACAATAAAAATTTATTCACCATACAGTCCTACACACAGTGGTACTCCGGCCATGCTGAGAATTATCGAACAGGCCAATGTTTCACAAAACATTTATCGATTTGTGTTGGAATTCCGTCCCGGTGGTAATCAGCTGATTGCGATCAAGAGCATGGACCCTGAAAACAGCTTGGCCGTTATTGCTCCATCGTTTGTTGAACATGCAGTATCCGGAGCATTGAATCGCAACGACTACATACCTGTTCATTCACTGGGCAACGCCTGTTGGGCAGTGATTGCCAACAAACCATTAACTGATGCCAAAGAGTTTGTGGTGGGAGGTGTAGCATTTGGCAATGCCACCCATCTTACTGCTCTTGCTCTGGGAGAAAAATACGGGTTTAATAGTAGATATATTGTTTTCAAATCCAATAACGATGCCTTGATCAACCTGGCCGGCGGCAATGGAATAGAATTAGTCGTGGACCGATTCGAAGCCTATCAGGCCTTGGTCACAAAAAATAAAAACATACAAGTGGTTGCTGTCAGCTGCCCAGAACGACTACCACAAATTCCAAAAGTAAAAACGTTACAAGAACTCGGCATTGCTGCCCCTTATATTTTTAATATAACTGTGTCCCATGCCAGCATGAATGCGGCCAGAAGGCAAGCCATATCAATGATTTTAAATGATGCCACAGTAAAAGTAGGCAAAAATGAAATTTTCAGATTATCTGCAATGAGGCCTCCGGTGTTTGACAAAAAAAGTGATCTGAATTTTTTTACAGATTCTATCGAACTGGTTTCTAAATTACAATCGCAATTCAAAACTCAAATCAACTCTGATAAACAGTGACTTATCTATACCACAACAAAGGGGTTTACACCTGCAACGGTAAACCTTTTTTTAATAAACTGGAAGCCATACTAGAAGCCAACCGGTCGGGTCAACACATAGATTGGGACTATCACAATGCCGTCTTTGGACAAACTCGCTGGGATCTTGACCCACCGGTTGAGCTAGAAGAATTGTATCGCCAACGAGCACTGCAACTTCGCGAAGCTTATGATCATCTTGTTTTGTTCTATTCTGGCGGTGTGGATTCGTGGTACATACTTCGAACCTTTATTAAAAACAATATCAAACTGGACGAAATCTATATGTTTGGTGCGTTCGAAGCTGAAGAAAAAATGTATGGCACGTGGGGATACGATACCAGTCCCGGTTACTATACCAGAGAAATTCAGCAGGCTTTACCACAACTACGACAACTAGTGGCCAAACACAATATCAAGATCAATGTTTATGACTGGACTAAAAATATATTAGAGGCAGCCAACCACCCAGACTGGTTTTGGCATGCTGGAGTGCGCTTTGATCCCACCTGCATGGTTCGTAGCAAGTTCCACAAAATATTCCGCGAACATAATGAACTGTTGCACCGAGGCAAACGAGTTGGATTTGTTTATGGAGTAGATAAACCTCGCTTATTAAGAGACGACACAAATATTTATTTTGCGTTCTTGGATGTTATCATGACCACAGGCACGATGCCCACCAACGATATTCTTGGAGAATATTGGGAAAATGATGAATACTTTTACTGGAGCCCAAATCTTCCTGAGCTAGCAGTCAAACAAAGTCATGTGGTTGTAAATTGGTTACAAGCCAACAATAAAACTCATCTTATCAAACACATGAACAATATTGCCGACTTTCATGATGAAAACTATTACCGAGAAGTTAATTTCAGCATTTATCCCGAATGGAATCACAATACCTGGCAAATCAAAAAGCCCACCAAGGCTGTATGGAACGAAATGAGCCGTTGGTTTATCGAAGGCGAATTTGAGGCCAAAATCAAATGGATGAATAGCCTGCACGAATTGGAAAGAATATGTGGCAAACAATGGTTCAACGGAAATACTGTGTACGATGGGCTCAGAGGTCACCTGAGCCCTTTGTATAAAATAGCGACTTACGCCCAGGTTGACCCATGATGCCGCATTCGGCTATAATACCGGTATGAAACTACAAATCAACGAACTGTTGCAATGGACCGGTGCTGTGTTTATCATAGCCGGATACAGTCTAAATTCTGTAGGGCCCGGTGCCTATCCTTACAATATCATTGCCTTCTTTGTGGGCACTGTTCTGTTTATGACCTGGAGTATCCGTGTTGCAAATCGCCCACAGTTCGTAGTTAATGCAGTGGCACTGGCGATCGGGCTGGCAGGGCTGATCAAAGCATTTGGTTGACCAAAAAATCCCGTTTTGCTATACTACTTGTATGGAAACTAAAAAGGAGCGGGGATGGCCCATATTGTTTTCGAACACAATCAAAAATATGGCCCACGTAAGGGACTCGAAGGACCGTTTCATTACCCCAGTGGTACTGTCCTGTATTACGATCCCCAAGCAGGAGAGTATTACGACCCGCGCACTGATTTCTATGTGGATCGTGCAGATGTGGCTGTTTTGCAACAGCAGATCATTGATAGATTGACGCAGAAGTCTGCATAACATACAATATACTTTTAACTGCAACCCAAGGACACAGCCATGTCAGAAACAAGAACAGTCACTTCAGTGCAGGCTCGCAAGAGCCTGCTGATAGCATTTAAACGCCAACGCCCATTGTTTCTTTGGGGGCCGCCGGGCATTGGCAAAAGCGAGTTGATTGCAGACATTACCAAGGAACTGGGGGGTCACATGATCGACCTGCGCCTGGGACAAATGGAGCCCACCGACATTCGTGGTATTCCGTTTTATAATCGAGACCTGGGCAAGATGGACTGGGCTCCGCCGGTTGATTTGCCCGACGAGGAACTGGCCGGCCGGTATCCTATCGTTGTGTTGTTCATGGACGAGCTGAATTCGGCAGCTCCTAGTGTGCAGGCCGCAGCTTATCAGCTGATTCTCAATCGTCGAGTAGGCAAGTATGTGTTGCCAGACAATGTTGTGCTGGTTGCCGCGGGCAATAGAGAAAGCGACAAAGGTGTCACTTATCGTATGCCCACACCATTGGCCAACCGTTTCATTCACCAAGAGATGAGAGTTGATTTTTCCAGCTACCAACAGTGGGCTGTTAAAAACAACATTCACAAAGATGTGGTAGGTTACTTGAGCTTTGCCAAGCAGGACCTGTACGATTTTGATGCCAAGAGTTCTAGTCGTGCCTTTGCCACACCGCGCACTTGGACCTTTGTGAGTGAATTGTTGCAGGATGACAGCAGTGACGAAGACACACTCACCAATTTGATCGCTGGTACTATCGGCGAAGGACTTGCTGTCAAGTTCATGGCACACCGCAGGATTTCGGGTCGCATGCCTCGGCCCGAAGACATCTTGAGTGGCAAAGAGAAGGAACTTGATGTCAAAGAAGTATCGGCCATGTACAGTTTGGTGATCTCCATGTGCTACGAGCTCAAAAGTGCAATCGAGCGCAAGGTAACAGACAAACAGTTTCACGAAATGAGTGACAACTTCTTTGCCTACATGATGAAGAACTTTGAGACCGAGCTGGTTGTGATGGGTGCTAGAATTGCACTGACCACATACAACTTGCCGTTCCAGCCGACCAAGCTGAAGAACTTTGACGAGTTCCATCAGCGTTATGGCAAGTATATCTTGCAGGCCAGCGACAAGTAAAATGAGTTAGGAGGGCGGTGTTGTAGTATAACACCGGCTGTGTTTGCACCGCCCTTCGACTTTTTGTAATATGTGAAACTGGCACCAATTTACTTTTCAAGGCACTGCTCGACGAGTCATCGAACTGTTCAACAGTGCCAACGTGAATTGGGCGCACAGAGATACCGTTGGGATTTTGACAGTGGCGATTGGCAACTAGCTGTCTGTATCAAAGCCAACCAACCTGCTGCCTTTTACATGTTGAAGTTTGGCAATAAGGATAACACAATTTGAAATACCGACTTGAGGACACAGTGCCAAATAAATATTTTAAATACATCGTTGCTATAGAATCAATGATAGATTTTCATTTGTCTAGGCAGTGGATGAGCAAAACATATGGCCACAGTGAAGATTTAAAAAAAAACCAACACAATTCTAATTCGCATTGGGCATTTACAATCAGCTGGCGCAAGCATCACATTTATCTTCAAGGCGATGAGGAATTAGCTTGGTTTAAAATACGCCACGGTGATCCACTATAAGTAAAACAATCAATGTTTAATGAAAAAATATTATGTATCGGCAATGAGAAAAATTCAAAGACATGGGTCGGCCATACAGATATCATTATGATGATCAAGTTCATTTAGATTTTTATAACAAGGCTCGACAAAGCTGGTTTATGTTAAAATACTTGAATCTTCGGCAGTTGACCAAAAACTCGTCAGGTTCTATATTATAGTCTCAACGTCGGAGAATACAATGCAGTATCAAATTGTATGTCACAGCAAGAGTCGACTGACACTGATCGAATCCATAGTACCGGTGTTGATCGCTGAACTTCGACTCACTAGATCTCGTTTCAACTTGATTATTCGAATCGAACGTGGATTAATTAAACGCGATGGTGTACGCGGCAGGGTCGGCCCGGCGGAGATTGACTCAAAATTCATTGTGATGGAGTTGGATTCAAAATTAGATGATGAAAAATTGATCGAAGTGCTGTGTCACGAAATGGTGCATGTCAAACAGTTTGCACTGGGGCAAGCACAGGTCCGATACCGTGGCAAAAAACCCACATTCCACTGGATGGGGCGACCGGTCAAGGTCTGCTACTGGGATCAGCCCTGGGAACAAGAAGCCTGGCGCAGAGAACGAGTGCTGGCCAGCAGAATTTACAAGATCATCACTGGTTGACCACAAAAGAGTATTATTATATAATACTAAGTACAATTAATAAAAGGATTGTATGAACGCAGTCACCAGCACCAACAATACAAAAGAATCCAACAAGTTCAAAAACTTGTTGGGTGCAACGGACCCTAAATTAGATCGCGAAGTTCGCGAACGATTGATCACAGCTCGTGTGGGCTTGTTGTTGCGAGCCAGTTTCTTTGGCAATTTGGCCACTCGACTAAAATTGGTCAATGCGGACGAATGGTGTGCCACTGCCGCAACCGACGGACGTAATTTTTACTACAACAGCAGATTTGTTGACATGCTCAAGCCCAAGGAGATTGAATTCTTGTTTGGACATGAAGTATTGCATTGTGTGTACGATCACTTTGGTCGTCGAGGCGATCGCGACCCCCAGCTGTTCAACATTGCCAACGACTACTGTGTCAACGCCGACTTGAAAAAACATCGTGTGGGCGAGTTTATTACCACAGTGCCCTGCCTGTATGATGCCAAATACGAAGGCATGAGTTCAGAAGAGATCTACGACATCCTGTACGAAAATGCCGAAAAGATCAATATCGACCAGCTGGTCGACAAATTACTCGACGAGCACATGGACGAGGAAGATGGCGCGGGCGGCGGCGCGGGCAACGAAGACAAAGAAGGTTCCAGTCGCCCAAAGCTCACTGCAGAGGAGAAACAAAAGATTCGTGATGAGATCAAAGAAGCTGTGCTGTCAGCTGCTGCTGCCTGCGATGGTGCTGGCAACTTGCCGGCCGGTGTTAAACGCATAATTCAAAACATGACTGCGCCCAAAATGAACTGGCGCGAACTGCTGCGCATGCAATTGGAGAGCACTATCAAGAGTGACTATACCTGGATGCGTGCCAGCCGGCGTGGCTGGCACATGGATGCTGTGATGCCAGGCAGGAAGATCGAGCCTATGATTGACATTGCCATCAGTATTGATGCATCAGGTTCAATGGAGGGGGCTATCTTGAAAGATGTGCTGGGCGAAGTGTCCGGAATCATGGAACAATTTCCCAATTATCGCATACATGTGGTGTCGTTTGATACCGAAGTGTACAATCCGCAACAGTTTGACAGTGAGAATCTAGATGATATTACCAAATACGAAGTTGTAGGTGGCGGCGGCACTGACTTTGATTGTGTTTTTCGCTATTTCAAAGACAATGAAATTGAGCCCAAACGTCATATCATGTTCACCGACGGATTTCCATATGGATCCTGGGGTGATTCCGAATACTGCGACACAGTTTTTATTATCCACGGTAGCACCAGCATTATACCTCCGTTTGGACAATTTGCATATTACGAAGAAGAGCGGAGCCGCTGATGGAACAGACAAGCAACTTTGCCGTGATTTCCCATAACATTTTTGTTGAATAATAATATTATTTGAGCCGAAACTCCGGGATACCCCAGGGATTACCCTGTATCAGTTTTGCCAAAACACCCCGGTCCGGGGTGTTTTTGTTTGTGAAAATAAATCAACAGCAAATATTGGTGTTAAATATCTATATGGAAAACAACACAATTACCATTGCCGATCTTGACACGATCAAGAATATTATCAATCTTGCTGCCACACGTGGTGCATTCCGCGGCGAAGAACTCAGCATGGTGGGCACTGTCTATGACAAGCTCACAAAATTTTTAGAAGTAGCAATTCAACAGGCAAAATCCCAAGAAGCTGCCGACACCAAACCCAGTAAACCCCAAGGAGAGTAAAATGGCATTTATGAAACATGTAGGAAAACACGGAGACCGCAAGGTTTGTATTTTATTTCGACAGGTACCTGGCGAGGATCACATGTGCCTGTGCATTTATCCTGAAGTGTTGCCGGCGCACTGGCAAGATAGCATTCAACGTGCCTTGGAAAGTGAAGTGGCACAGCAAAGTGAAGAACTTGCCGATGCACTGCATCGTAGTTTTTTACCCGACGGTCGCCCTGCGTTGGAAACCCTGCACCAGGAGCGTATGATTAAAAAGCTACGCACTAGCGATGTTATTGTGACTCCGACCAACGAAGCTAAAATTCGCTTGGATGAGCTCAACAAGATGTTGAACGAAATGAAACAAGGCGAGGCTGCCATCAAGAAGATGGCCGAAAACGATGCCAGTCGTGGCCTGGTTGCGCCCGAAGTCAAGCGCAGAGCCGAAGCCGAATACAAAGCTGGCCAATCTGCCAAAAGTGATCCGGCCTATGTTATGCCGCCTGCCCTCAAGGCCGGACAAGATCGCCCACTGAGTGATCGCGACATTGCGGCCAACATGTTGGAACAGGCCAAGGCCATGGAACAAAATGCTCGTGCCATGATCGCCGAAGCTGCTCGTATGAAAAAGGATGCAGAACGCATGGATCCCACTGTCACTGCCAGAGTCTCTGCTCCGGCAACTGAATCTTTTGAGTCACCCAAACGCCGAACTCGTGGTCCCAACAAACCAAAGGCTGTGACAGCAGATGCAGCACAATAATGATGATTTTATAAGCCAATGGGAACTGATTCTTGCTGATGTAAACAAAACTGATGTGCCACTGGAGTGCATTAAAAAAGTACTGATCAAGCTGAACGGCGGCAAGCAGAAAACCATCAACATTCATACACTGCTTCGACAAGGTCTGGATTGGGAAGAAATTGAAAGCATGCTGACTCGCTACTTCAGTGAAAATGACAGCCAAATCCGAGATGTAGATTTTGTAGTGGATGTCGCAGCAGTGGCCAATCTTGTTCAACCCGAAACGGACAAACTACTTGGAAAACTCTAATCAATTTTTTGCTGCTGGTGAACAAGCGTTGGGTGCCTGTAGTTCCCAGCATTGTGATAAAACTTGGGCTAAACTGTATGCCCGAGCGGTGGGCCAGGATCGAATCTTTGACAAAACCAAATGGAATTGGCCAATCAATGCCGAAACTGTCATGAGCGAATTGAAGAAAGGACCATTGGTTGTGTTGATGGCACAAGATCCTTTTAACAATCATGAACAGGACACAGTTGAACAACTGTCAAAAATAACTGATGATTTTGTTGTGTTGAGTGGCAATGCTAGATATTTTTTGCAACCAACCCGGCATATCTGTTATTTTCCTTACTGGTATCTCTGCCAAAAAAACCTACACCGTCCTGTGTTGGCCGACGATCATCCTAGACGATTTGCTATATCTTCATTGAATGGCAAGTCCAAATATCATCGCATAGAAAATTATATAAAACTGCGACAACGGCCCTACTTTGATCAATTGTTGTTTTCCATGAACAACAATTTTGATTTGGCAGAATGCCGATTGGAGACACAAATTGAATTTTGGAACGATCAGATCGTCGAACAGTTTCAATCATTGCTGTCGACCCAAGAATTAAATCAAGGTCACTATCAAGATCATTCAATTAACCACCCGGCCTATAGCAACAGCTATGTCAATTATGTAACTGAAACATCTATAAGAACCAAAGAGATTTTTTGCAGTGAAAAAACTTGGAAACCTTTCATGTCGGGACAGTTTGGTATTTGGTTGTCAAATCCGGGTCATGTAGAATTTTTAAGGTTTACAGGTCTAGATGTGTTTGATGATGTTTTTGATAATCATCATTATGATGTCGAAAGCAACTTAAATCAACGAATCGATCTAATTCATGCCACAATTGACCACATCATGTCTATTGACCTTGACAAGGTATATCAGGCCACATTGTCCAGAAGACAGGCCAACATAGATCGATTTTACAGCGACATGTTTGAAGCTGTATTGACCAAGCAATGTGAAGATTATCAATTATGAAAGCGACCTTGATCTCGTCGAGTCAACCCAGCGCAGAGCTGGCAAGTCAGGGCATCAACACGGCCCAAGAATTAGTTGCTTACTGTGCCAGGGTCAGCAATCCGGCCAATCAAAACAACACAGACACCAGTGAAAAGCTGATCCGTTACCTTATCAAACATGCTCATTGGAGTCCACTTGAAATGGTATCGGCCTGTCTAGAAATCGAAACCACACGTGATATAGCACGTCAGATCTTACGCCATCGTAGTTTCAGCTTCCAGGAATTCAGTCAACGATACGCTGTGGCCGACCTAGGTTTTGAATTCAAGGAAACCCGTTTACAAGACGTTAAGAATAGACAAAACAGCCTGGCCACAGATGATCCAGAATTAGATCGGTGGTGGCAAAGTCAGCAAGCATTTGTCAACACTCATGTCAATATGATCTATAACAAGGCCATTGAGTTAGGTATTGCCAAAGAACAAGCCAGGGCTATCTTACCCGAAGGCATTACCATCAGCAGGCTGTATATGCAAGGCACACTACGCAGTTGGCTACACTATATCGAGTTGCGAACTGGTCCCGAAACACAAAAAGAACATAGACTGGTAGCACAGGCCTGTGCGGCTGCATTGGCGCCTATTTTCCCAATGGTTAGTGAATTTGTATCGCACAATGCATAAATTACCTGCAAATTTTTGCATTGCTCCGTTTACACAAGTGACCACACACCCCAGTGGAAGTTTTAGTCCGTGCCCGTATCTAGGAGGCACAGTATGGTCTACACAATATGCCACAATCCTTGAACGCTTTCAGGGACAAGATCTTGAACACTTGCGTTCGCAGTTCTTGTCAAACCAGCAGTCGCCGGTGTGTGAAAGGTGTTGGCACGAAGAACGCAACAATAAAAAAAGTTTAAGACTCAGACTTTACGATCCTGTGAACAAAACCAGCGATCATGCCATCATCAGCAACAGCTCAATTGTGCCAGACTTGACACACGGCCTGACAGACAAAAAATATCTTACAGACTTAAAAATTCTAACCATTAAAAATGGCAATATCTGTAATGCCAAATGTAGGGTGTGTCATCCTGGCGACAGTAGCCGATGGGCCGCAGAGGATGCTGTAAAGTTAAAACAAATACTGGGTAAAGAAATATACAATATAAACTCTGTCGAACGTAATTGGACTGACCAACAGTGCGATGAAATATTTGAAATCAGTAAAACTCTAGCGAGACTGGAATTGTTTGGTGGCGAACCGTTGTTCAACAAAAAAGTTCTCAAGTTGTTAGATCGCATCATTGATGCCGGCCACAGTGACAAGATCAATTTGTATATAAATACAAACGGTAGCGTGAATTTAATACAGCAGGTACCACAAATCGCCAAATTTAAAGAAGTCGAAATTGGTGTCAGTATCGACGACATTGGCAAAAGATTCAACTATCAACGTCATGGACTTGAATACGACCATGTTGTAGACAACATAAAGCAATGGCAACAACACTTTACCAATGCCAACACTCCCTTGTATATAGACAGTATAACCACTGTGAGCATCTACAACGTGTGGTACTTGCCCGAAATCAAGGAGTCTGTAAAAAAGATTTTACCGCAACCACCTTTTTGGAATCTGTTGGTAAATCCTGATCATCTGTTTATTAAAAATTTACCCGATTATGTCAAACAACAGGTCGTTAAAAAACTCGGAGCGGATCCGGAATTCGAAGAGATTATAAACGTATTGTCACAGGCAAGAGATTCCGCTGCTTGGATAAAATTTATCCAAGTAAGAAATGCTCTGGACACTATCCGAAGTGAAAATTTTCAACAGATATTTCCAGAGTGGGCTGCAATGATTGATGCTGGTTCAAACGCATAACATTATATTAGAGAGAACCAACTCAAAAACTGACATTCGACGTAAATCATCTACAGAAGTGTCAGCAAAAAGAAGAGGCCGGCCATTGACAAGGAAATATAAACCCATTATAGTTAGTGATGTCTAATATCCTTCAATGCACTGTGCTGTAAACACTTTAGAAATAAAGTATTGAACAACTTTTTATGATAGAATAAATTGCAATACAATTGACATAACATACATATGAACATTTTCAATGAAGTAAAAAAACTTAAATCGGAAGGTAAGAGAATTGGGATTGTTTTTAGCGCATTTGACATGCTCCACGCAGGACATGTTGCCATGTTGAGTGAAGCCAAAAATCACTGTGACTACCTTATTTGCGGACTACAAACAGACCCCACTATTGACAGACCTAACACTAAAAATCGACCAATACAAAGTATTGTGGAGCGTCAGATACAGTTGGCCGCATGTCGTTACGTGGATGAAGTTGTGGTGTATCAAACCGAACAAGATCTCTGTGACTTGCTGTTGATCCTGCCCGTGGATGTTCGTATCCTGGGCATAGAGTACGAAGGCAAAAACTTTACAGGTTATAGTGAATGTCATGATCGCGGTATTGAAATTGTGTTCAACGGTAGAGATCATAGTTTCTCCAGTTCAAGCCTACGCAAACGTGTGGCACAGGCAGAAACAGAAAAAGGTATTGAAAAATGAGCAAAGGATCTAAACCTCGTCCATTTTCAGTAAGTCAAACAGAGTTTGACAATCGCTGGGACACTATCTTTGGCAACAAAAAAGTTGCTGAATACACCTGTTATTGCTATAATTGCAACAAGGACAGACTGGATGAAAACAGTCAGATACCTTATGTAATGACTAGAATGATTGTGTGTCCTACCTGTGGTAACAAGCGTTGCCCACACTCAACTGATCATAGATATGAATGTACCAGTTCCAACGAACCGGGACAACCCGGATCAAGATACTAACGCCGTGGTCATGAGCAACATGTTTGATGCTATAAATCAAATGCATCCTAGATATCGTTCGGCTGACGCTGACAAATTATTCAAACCTACTGAGTATAAGGTCATTGATAACAAAGTCTTCAAATTGTCAGATGTAGTGGTACATACCTTTGCAATGGGCGATGCAGAAGATCCAGACTTGTATGCAGCACGACTTATGCTGGATTGGCAAAACAGCGAAGCCGGTGCTTGGGTAATGGAAAATGCTTTAGAACAACCATTCTGGCATCGACATGTAGATCCAATCATCTTTGGCTACAGATATTATATTGTTGCTCGCCTCAGAGATCAAGATCAAACTTATTGGGCATTAAAATGGCAAAAATCTTAGTAACAGGCGGCTTGGGATTTATCGGGCACAACATTGTTCAACGGCTGGAGCAGCAAGGACATGAAGTTGCCGTAACAGATATTCAAACCACTTATGGCCTAATACCGCAGGCAGAACTGACTTATTTGGCGGTCGAGCGTCGTAAAAAAATCACAACAGATCGCGTGTATGCCATCGACATTGTCGATCGTGATGGTATTGACTGGCTGATGCAAATATTTAAACCAGATACCGTGTTGCATTTGGCCAGTTTTCCTCGTCAAAAAGTAGTCAATGCCAATCCGCAGGTGGGCAGTAGAACCATGAGTGAAGGCCTGCTTAACCTGCTGGAAGCAGCAAAAAATCATCAAGTGTGCCGCTTTGTCTACATCAGTAGCAGCATGGTCTATGGCAATTTTGACAACAATGTGGTCGAGAACGCACCGTGCAACCCGCAAGGACAGTATGGTATTATGAAACTGGCCGGTGAATGGTTGGTCAAAGACTATGCACGCCAAATTGGCATGAGTTATGTGATTGTTCGCCCCAGTGCAGTTTACGGACCGCTGGATGCAGAAGATCGTGTGGTCAGCAAATTTATTTTAACTGCCATGCGCGGTGGCGTCATCAAGGTAAACGGTGCCGACGAAGCCCTGGACTTTACCTATGTTGATGATGCTGCTGATGGCATTGTGGCCGCTGCTGTGAGTGATCATTTTAATAAAACATACAATATCACACGAGGTCAATCAAAGACCTTGCTGGAAGCTGCTGAATTGGCTGTGGCCATCGTGGGGTCGGGCAGCATAGAAGTTCGCGACAAGGACGTCAACTTCCCCAGTCGCGGAGCATTAAATATCAATGCAGCACAACAGGACTTGAGATTTGATCCTCAAGTTGACATAAAAGAAGGGTTTCAACGATACTATGCCTGGATTAACAATTCCCTTTACTGGGCTCCAAAAACAATATAACACCCTGCGCACAGAGATCTTAGATGCGACCGACACAGTTCTTCGATCTGGGCAACTGATGCAGGGCAACTATACTGCTGAGTTTGAAAACTGGTTGTCCAAACGTAATCACAGCAAATATGCTGTAACCTGTCATTCGGGCACTCAGGCCCTGGAAATAATTGCTGAATTCCATCGCACTCACTCTGCACTGCCTAATCCGCCCAGAGTGGTTGTTCCGGCAATGACCTATGTGGCCACTGCCAATGCATTTATCCGTGCTGGTTGGGAGATATACATCGCCGATACTGACAGTCACGGCCTGTTGGATATACAAAAGATACCACCGGACCTGAGTGTGCAGGCCATTGTGCTGGTCGGGCTGTATGGCGCAGCAGTTGATGCGGATCGTTTTTGGGCCACAGATTTAATAATCGAAGATGGTGCTCAGCATTGGTTAGGCAACGGTTCAACTCGTGTGGGCTCGGCCACTGCGTTGAGTTTTGATCCAATGAAGAACTTGAATGCCTACGGCAACGGTGGTGCCGTAGTGACCAACGATCACAATCTGGCGTGGTTTGCCCAAGAGTGGATCAACAACGGCAAGCCCAAACATTCAGGCATCGGAACCAATAGTAGAATGAGTGAAATAGAAACAGCCCAACTGTTGGTCAAGACACGTTATATAGATGCATGGCAACTGCGCCGTAAGAATATTGTGTCATATTGGTTAGAGCGTTTGAAAAAATCCGGTATTAGAACCTTGATTGACAGCAGCAACTTTGAAACACATTGTTATCATAAGTTTGTGATTGATGTAGACAATCGAGATGTACTGGCCAGTGATTTAACCATCAGAGGCATTGAGACACGAATCCACTATCGAGCGCCACTGCACGAATTACCTGCCTACATCGGCTGCACTGTACCCGACCTACTAAGTGCAGCATCGGCTCTGGCACGTAGAGTGCTATCTCTTCCGCTATACCCCGAACTTACCGACTTGGAAGTCGAGTACGTCATTGATTCGTTGTTAGATTGTGCTTCAACAAAGCATAACTGGCCAACCAAGCCCAATCGTAGCTCTTTTTGAGTTCGGCAAAATCTCCACTCACTGCATCATAGTACTCAATAGCATCTTGAGCGCCTATGCTGCTCCACTGAGCGTTGGTGCCGACACCGTTGACACACCAACGATTGAGCCGATATTCATTTTCTACATCAGGCAAACTTGCTCGCAGCTTGATGCATTCACGAAAGGCTGTGCGCCAAGCGGACCAGGCCGTTTCGTTATAATGTGCAATGCCACTGACCACCGGAACAACTTCGTGCGCTTGGTCCAGGGTGAAATCCAAACCCGGCGCAGCATTGTTCAACACCAGATACTTGTTGTAGGCAATCATTGCTTGGTGCCCGTACTCCAGCCCATTGACTGGGTTTCGAGCATGAAAGATGTAATGTTTAGGTTGTTGTAGTCGATCAGGTTGCCACGACCAATCAAAGTTCTTGTCCACATGCAACTTGGCAAACACAGCAAAGAACCAAGGAGTTTGACTTAGTTCAGCGGCTGCACAATAAGCAGCCACACGCCCAGTAACTCCCGAACTGCGATGCAGTCGATTTGATAAATTGTAAGTGACCGTGTTGAGATGCGTAAAATTGGCATCGGCATTGGGTTCGCCGTTGTCAATAAACACAATGTCCAATGGTTGATCAACAGACACATGCCGCTGTGTGCGATCAATGTAGGGATAATCATATATTTGCTGTTTTATGTAGGGCACCGCAGATTTTGGCACAATGACACGACTGGCACCGGTACTCAATGGCACAACAGTCTTGGTTTTTTCTCGCCATAACGGAACTGTGGGTACTTCTACCATTGTGTTGTCTGTGCTGAATACGGCCAGCGGACCGGCCCAATCTAGAGTTTTAACTGCTTCCACATGAGTGTCCAATGTGTGCTGTATAACCGGCAAGGGTCTACGCGGAACCCCGGGTCCTACAAAGTTAATATCATACCAATCCAGCAATTCAAACTGTCCTATGCGTTTTCTAAAGCTGGGCACATGCATGTAGAAAGTATCGCCAAACTTTTCACCCGAGCTGGCAAATACATGCAACATGGTATTTTGCCACAGCTCTGGATGCCAGCTAAAATCAAATGCAGTGTAGTCGCAACAACTGCTGATGATCCAAATATATTCAGATTCAGAAGTATTGGCAATTCTGGTCAATATGTCCTTGTAGTTGTCAAAGTACCGGACCGTGGCAACAACCCCTGCTACCAGTCCAGCATGACCATCCATGTGATTAATTTCAACTATGGGAGTGGTCCCTGACTTGACACTACCTCTAACCTGATCGCAAAACTTTAAATCCGTGGCACCTGGGCTAATGTACTGTGGTCCACCTGTGCGTTGATGTTGTGTACCAAACTGATATATGTATCCTGGCTCTGTGGGGTCCGGATGCCAGGACCAATCAAAACTATTGGTATCAAAATTGTCTGGCACTTTCCAGGAATACAAATCTGGCAGTCGCTTTAATGTCAAGTCTTTTCTATAGTTGGTGTCGGTGTAACCAAGGGCAGGCACTAGATACGTTCCGGCATCCTTTTGCCATTGGCTTGGCCATGCGTGACGTTGATGGCTTTCCCAGGGCACAGGTTCATATAAAAAATCAAAGTCTTGATAGTCAGTTAAATAGTTGATCCACCAGAAGTATCTAGTCCGACTCAGCTTCATGGCATGATCAATTGTATCAGCCTGTTGCTCGTGGGCAAATTGATTGGGTTTGGTTCCAGAATAAAATACGTCAAACATGATTAGAATAGATGAGATTTACAACCATACGTTTTGGCCATGGTTTAGAGACAATAGACCCGGAACTAGATTGTTTTTTTGCGATCCTCCGGGCAATACCGATCCAGATGTGTTATTTAACTTGGGCACAGACAGCATAGTAGAAAACGATTATGTGTTTATGCACGATCAAGAACCTGTGCATTTAGATGTGTTTGAACCATTGTTTAGAGAAGTTAAAATACGAAATCTCGACATAGGGTGGCATTGTGAAGGCGTTGACCGTGTACAGGGTTTTCCAAATCCGCCGGGACATGTTGTAGTGAGCGAGCGAGGTTTTTACCTAGAACAACTTTGCCAACAGTATGGATGGACTCCGCACTATTATTTTTATCACGGTTGGGCTTGTTTAGATTGGTTTCGTGGGTATGACAAGACATTTTTAATTCCCAGAGCTCGAGAGCGAACACCTGCACACACATTTATGAGTCCAAATCGAATTGTAGGCGGCAAGCGTGATCACAGAGTGTTGTTCTTATACCATGTGTTCAAACATGGTTTGGAAAAAAATTATATTTCGGCGCCAAGAATATGCCCTTACGAAGGAGTGGATATTTCCAAAATTGCACTCAAGTATAGTAGCATATATTCTGACATCGAGCAAGTGCTTCGGGATGCTGAATTGCCAAAACTGTTCGAAGGCGAAGAAACTCAGATCATGACTTCGTGTTGGCTAGGCAACTATGCAGAAGCACAGGACAGCTTGGTGTACGTGCCAACTGAAACTGTGTACTTTGGTCGCAGAACACACCTTACCGAAAAAACATTCAAGGCTATTGCACTGGAAATGCCGTTTGTATTGGTGGCACCTGCAGGCAGTTTGGCATACTTGCGCGAATATGGCTTCAAGACATTCGAAAGTATATTTGACGAAAGCTATGATACCGAAACCGATGATGTGCGTAGAATAGAAAAAGTCACCAACTTATTAAAACACTTAAATAATTTATCTAGATTTGAAAGACAAAAAATACATCAAGCCTGCTTGCCCATAGTTGAGCACAACTACTACCATTTTTACTCCGGTGAGTTTGCCAATATACTATGGGACGAATTGACGTCGATGTTGGCAGAATTTAAGAAAGAATCACAATGATTAGCAGTTATACTAGTTGGCAACCACTGGAAGAAGTTATTGTAGGACGAGCCTATCCGCCTGACTATTTTGATTTTATTGAAGATGCACAGGTGCGTAATCAATTGCAGCAGATATTGTTTGAAACTGAAGAAGATTTAGATAATTTACAACGCACCATTGAAACTTACGGAGCTCAAGTTGTTCGGCCCAGTTTGCAAGACAAACAAAGTTTTCAATGGCGGCAGACTTCCGGAGAAGGTGCCCCACTTCCGCCATTGACTCCTAGGGATTGGCAAATCAGTCTCGGGGATAAATTGCTACGTGTTTTACCCATACAGGAACTGGATGACATTTGCAAACGGTTTGGCGACCAAGTGGTTGACCCGCATCAAGGCCGTTACGATCCTAACTGCATCTTAAACGGTGCCAGTGCCAGTTGCATAGTACGTGTGGGTCGTGATGTGTTCTTTGATAACAGTGATTATTTAAAGCCCGAGCAATCTCGTTGGATTGTAGACAATGTGTTGGGCTCGGAATATCGTATACACGAAGCCATCACCGACGGACACGGTGATGCTGTGTTTGCTATTCTCAAACCCGGGGTTATACTGTCGAGCAAACACGACATGCATCTGGATCTGGCTAAAGATTTTTTCGGCTGGGAAGTATGCAAGGTCTGGGATAGTTCAATTTGGGCAGCTATGGAAGTGGGCAAATTCAAACACGAACAAAATCCCGGAGCATGGTACGTGCAAGGACAAACGCCCACAGCCGAGTTTACCAAGTTTGTAGATACCTATCTTAACAAGTGGACTGGATTTGTGGCAGAAACTGTGTTTGACGTCAATTGTCTGGTGCTGGATGAAGAAAATGTCATCTTCTCGGCCTATAACAAACCAGTATTTGATTTTTGTAAAAAACACCGAATCAATCCCATCATCAGTGAGCTGCGCCACAGTTATTTTTGGGACGGCGGTATCAGTTGTTGCACGCAAGATCTGCGTCGCCGAGGCGGCCTCGAAACTTATCTATGAGTAAAGAACATGTAAAAAGACTATACGATACCTATGGTGACCAAATGTGCTTGGCACCATTTGTCAACGGTTTT